TATTAGTATCCTAACCGTTTAGTGTTGCTAAATTAATTTCATTAGTATTCATAGGCTGGTTCGGTACGAACAAGCTCATTCCCACATTGTCAGACATTATAGCGGTGTCTGTCAAATCCTTTGTAAATGCAAGACTTAGGCTATCTGTAATAGCTTGAGTATCTGTAGCACTTATTAACGCGTAAGCAATGGCATTGAACTCAGCCGAGTTAATCGCATTGTTATTAAATAACATCAAGTTGTCTTGCAACTGTAGTCTGATACTATCAGTTATTGATGATGAGTCTGAAAGACCAGGCCTTTCAACATCTTTAATAAAACCATCGTCAGAGAAAACAGGAGAGTCAATAATGACTTTCTCACCGTTTAAGTTGACAGTATCTGATAGACTGATAGAGTCACTAACAGGTTTATTAAGGCGCATCAGTATAGTATCAGCAGCACCTACTTCAGAAACAATCCAAACATCATCTAAGTTTCTTCTACGTCGCCAAACAGCAGCTCGCTTAGTAACAGACCAGTGAGGACCTCTGCCGCTAGGTCTCTTTCTGACCAAGCTTCGTATCTTACCTCTATTGTAAATTCTACCTTTTGCCATTACAGTCTAAATAACATCTCTCTGCGTCCTATCGCTTGTCTTGCTTTAAGTGCTACTAGCTCATCTTTCATCATTTCAGCCATAGGGCTGAAGCTACGGATAACTCTAGCATCCTTTCTTGGTGCTATCTTACCACTATGATGTTCATAAGTGCTTGATTTTGCTAAACTTCGAGAGTCACCTGGAGTCTTAGTAGCTGTATGCTTAACTTCATACTTAGTGGCTTCAACTTTACCCTTCTCATTGTTAGCTGATAGTTGTTTACCGTTGTATGTAGGAGCTTTAGCATCACTCTTAACTGAGTCTAACTCTTCTTGTGGGTTCATTAAGTCTTCTAACATCGCCATAAGGTTGTCAGTCTCTGTTTCTTCGTGAGGATCATTAGCAAATCTAAGTGAATTAGCTTCCATGAACTCTTCCCTAGAGCCATCAGCCTCTGTATGAGTCTCAGATAGTATTCTCATCCATATCTCTTGTAACTTACACTTGAATCTCTCAAGCTCTAAGTTACCAGTGCTGTCTTCTAATATATCAAGCATAACCTTTACCCCATGTTCCTAATCGTTTGTTCTCACGTAAGTTCCATCGATGTCTATCAGCGCTAAAGCTCTCATAGCTATCTCCATATTGGACATTAGTGCAGAATGTTTGTGTGTAGTTAGAAGGTTCTCCACAACTTGAACAAGTTTGAGGTTCTTCGCGTGTACTGTAAGAGACAATAGTATCTTCAGTATGGTTATTTTTACATTTATAACTAAATAAGGGCATAACTAATCCGTAATTAATTCAGAACAACCCTCTCATCTTGACAAGGGCTGTTACTTAACTAACTACTTAGTTACCTTAAATGCAACTGAAGCTTCAGAACGAAGTTCACCTACACCGTAGATAGTATCAGCAGTAAACAAGTCACCTAAGTATTCTTGTTTGTACTGAGTTTGCGTACGAACGCCAACTTGCTCAGCTAATACAGCAGCATCGCGATGGAAGATTAAACCTTCGCGGTTAGGACCTGCACCAGCAGTACCATCAGTAGGAGCAGAGTTAGTAACGAACACATCGATACCGTAGATTTGACCAATCTTACCAGTCTTAATCGCATCGCCATTACCAATGAACTGTTGCTCAGTGAAACGGTTGATACCTAGCATATCTGAAGCAGCTACTGGAGGTAAGATAATAACACGGTCATTCATAGGAACGTCTGCATTATCAAGCGCAAGAATCATCTTACGGATACCAGCATCAGTGATAGAACCACCAGCACCAGAAGTCCAAGCTGTACCGTCACCTTTAACAAACGAACCGCCTGTCATAGTACCGAACAAATCAGACTCTACTTGAGTTGCTAAAGCAAAACCAGCGTCATCAGTATAGAACTTACGCATAGATGCAAGTGCTTGAACCTCTGCGATGTCTTCGATTAACTTCGAGTATTCGTAGTGTTTGTTGATTGAAATGTTTACTTGAGCATTAGTAGCATTCGACAGTGTTACCTGTGAACCTGCTGCTTTAACAGAAGCTGAACCACGATTAGGCTTAGGGATATGAATTGTATCGCCCTTCTTACCTTTGTGAGACATTTTTGTAACTAAGTTCGCTAAAACTAAGTTTGATTTATATGCACCAATAACTTCATCTGACCATAGTTCAGGGATGAAATTACCAGCAATTGCAGTTGTTACATGGTGATCGCCACCAAGTCCGAAATTAGCTGCCATTTGTATTTCTCCTTATTGAGTATTATTATTTGACTCTACCTTCTGCGTAAGCTAACTGAACTTCATCAGCCAAGCTTGCGTATCTAGTCGGGTCGGTTATTTGTAGCTGAATTAAATCAGACCTACGATACATCTTTTTACCACCAACAGAATCTCCTGAAGAACGAGTTTCTGAGCTAGTTTGTCGCATTGCTTTCTGCCTCTTAGCTTTCTCTGCCTTGTTGACCTCTTGGGTCTTCCCAACCATTGAGATTTGTTTCCAAGTTCCCAATAATTCGTTTGCAGCATTAAAATCATAGCTTGCATCTGCTTTGCGGAATAGCTCAGTGCGTATAGCACTCTTTCCTATCCACTCTTGAAAGCCACTATCACCTACAACATCCATAAAATCAGGGTGTGTAGCTTCTAACTGCGTTAAATTAGCCTGTTGAGCTGACTTAACATTACCTTCTCGAGCTTTGCGAATCTCTGGATGGTTCTCTATCGCTGAATTTACTGCCTTAGCAGGGTCATCGTAGAAAGTATCCTCGAAACTCACAGTTTCTTCTGTTGTTTCAGTAGCTTGATTCACTGGAGGTCGAGAATCCATCAGCTGTTGTATCATTTGCCTCTGTTGCCCAACCTCTTGACCTTGCTTACCGAATGCTTTCTCAACATTCTGGTGCATGGTTATTACATCTTCTAATGTCTTCCCAGCATACTTCTCAGGTGGTTCATAAGTTGGCTCTTGTGGAGCTTCCTGTATAACTTCCTGTGGTTCTGTTACCTGTTCTGCTACACCTTCTGGTGCTGTATCTACTACTATACTCATTTCTATGTCTCCGCCCCGAGGGGTTATGAAGTTACTTAATGTGTGGTGTCGGTTTGACCCGATTGTTCCACGGCTATTTGCGTTGCGGATTCTAAGCTAAGCAAATAACCTAGTACCTTTAACTGCCCTTTGGCATCCCAAAGAGATTTTTCATCGTTGATAGTCTCAATGTCTCGAGTCGTATCTTCAATGGTTTCTAATTCAGCCATCAGGTCTAGCCAACCTTCTGACTCAAATAAATTTAATCTATCGTTTAAGAATTGTTCATCCGTCTTCATTGAACAAATCTACTAATTTCTGTTTCTTGAGCAATCTTTCTAGCATTTGCCATGTTTAATGCAGTTTCTGAACGTAAATGGTCTACTTCTGGGTATGTTCTCTCAGTATCCATGTTCTTACTGTTAATATCTGCTTGAGTTTTCTGTAAACCAATAGCATCCTTCTGCAATTTAAGCACTTTCTCTTGCATATCGATCTCATTTGGCTGTAAATTAGCTGCTTCAGCTTGCCATTTGATTGCTTTAGCTTTTTCTTCTTCAGCTTCGGCATATAACTTAGTAATCTTAGCCTTCATCTCTTCCATCTGCAACTGAACACCCATCTGTTGCATCTGTTGTTGCTCAGGATTAGGTTGATTGCCTTGTGTAAGGGAGGCTGTAATCTTATCTCTATCGTGCATTGATGAATTGCTAATCATTGACAATAGAATTACGTTGAAAGCAGGTGAGTCTTTAGGAATAGCTTGCAACATCTGTACCATCTGAGTCATTTCTAACTCTTTAGCCATGATTCCCATAGTTGAATACGGAACAAACTTGTAGTCAGCAACAGGATAACGATCAACATCAAACTGAATCTTACGCCACATTGATTTATTAATCATTGGGATCAAGAAAGTGTTCTGGAAGTTCATTAATGTACGTTTTTGACGCTTAATTGACGCAGATTGCGCCATAGACATACCAGAAGAGGTAGCTCTTTCAGCTGAACCAGCATCAGAAGAGCCAGTACCCATCTGAATCATGTTTTGAAGTGAGGCAACCTGTTGGAAAGTTGTTGGGTCTGTGGTTCCCAAAGTCAGAGGCATGATAGCTTGTCTTGGGTCGCCATTTGTAAGTACAGTCTTGCCAGGTCTAACCTCAAACTTAATACCACGAGGCAATCTAGTAGCGTCAGCTGCCATCATAGGTGTAGTTGTTAGGGCTAGAGAGTCAATTCTTGCTCTCATCTCAGTGTCTAATGCTTTTTGAGGGTTATATCCCTTCTCACATACACCTCTACCCCAGAATTTATTTGGAACAATGTCATGTTGATAACTAATGAACGGTCTATCCTTCATCATAAAGGCATTTTCTTCAGCTCTAAGGATGTACTCGTCATTTACGATAGTAACTACCGCTTCAACTAGCTCATCTTTCTTAGTGTATTCAAAATCGTCTTGGTTTTTGTTCTTTTTAAGGAATCTCTTAGGTACTAAGCCCCAGTATTCAGTAATCTTAACCGAATCAGACTCATCAGCTTGTTTAGTCTCAGGATCGAAGCCAAAACGAATAGTATCATAATCACCATCAAGGGGAACATCACGATAAATACCAGACTTAATCCCGTCCACGACATGGTAGCGCGGTTTAATGACTTCATGAGCAACTCCAAGAGCATCTTTAATAGAATTAGCTGAAGGATCAATCAAAAACTCTTTAGGAGAGATGGCTTCAATCTTAACATCGATACCTGGGATCTCTAATAACTCACGAGTCGTAGTCATAGTACCCTCAACAGGAACTTCTTGTGGAACACGCTCTATAGTTTGCTCAACAACAATCTTGCCGATACCAGTTCCGTAAATAGCTGAGTTTAAGAACACCTCACAGATGGCATCTTTAACACCAGTCTTCTCAAGGTCTTCTTGTAATAGATTTCGTACATATTCTGCATCAGATTTATCTTGATCCAGCATATCGTCTTTAATATCAAACCATTTGCCACGACCAAATGTAGCTTCCTCTAATTCTGCAACAGCAGACTCTACAGCTTGCTGTAAGGCAGGAGAAATAATACGAGACTTCTCAGAACCACGCATACGGTCTGATTGAACCCAGATACCACGCCAAAGACGGTAATACTCATCCCACTTAGTGACATAATTAATATCACGATGGGTGCGCCATCCGTCTAGTCTATATGTAAGCCAAGAAGATAGTGCTTTATATTGAGTTTCCTTGTCATCGAACATAAGTGTTTGATTTCCCTGCGAATTTATGGGTAATATATCATAAAAAGATACTTATGGGTGGTTTTTGAAAATATTAGTAGCCAGCAACCTCATCTTCAGGCTCCCAATCTTCTTCTAATTCAATTGTATGTGCAAAATCAGCAACAGATACTTGATCTATGTAAGCAAGAGCATCTAACATATCATCATGCGACAATTTATTAGGAAAATCAACGAGCTGTGACACAAAAGGTCTCCAATCTCTATCTTCATTGAACGTAATCTGTCCATATTCCATTCTTCCTTGTAGCGCCCACACAATCCTGTCTGTTTTCTTCTTTCCACCGTGTCTCATTTCAATAATCGACACATATTGACCTTCAGTTCGCATCTCATCTTCAAGATATGGCAATATAGCGTTTCTTAATGAACCAGTCTCAATACCAACAGTCGAAGATTCAACTATTAACGCTGATTTTAGGATTTTCTTGGCAGTTTCTTTAATATTCCAACGACCATGAAGTATATCTTTAACCCACCACTTATCTCTATCAATCTTAACAATGGCAATAGCGGTTTCATCGAGTCTACTCCGTTTAAGATTACGCTCTTTCTCGATAGCTTCAAATCCAGCAGGATCAATAGCAATTACATACGATCCCTCTTCAGGTTCTTCTGCGGTCTTAAACCACTCTTCTTTAAATACACCACCTGTGAACGTCTCAAACGATGCCTCAAATTCTTGTCTGAAAGACATTGATGACATTGAGGTTCTTGCTGCTTCGATTTCATCTTCTGGAATAAACGGATTATCAGTCGAGTTAAATTGAAACGAATCCCAGTCATCTAGCCCCATCGAGTCTGTATAAATATCATAGAAGTGGTTTTTACCTGCTGGAGTACCAATGAACAAAGCACCACCACGTACGTCCGCAAGAGTAGGACGAATAATCTGTTCCCACACCTGTGGTTTCATAGAAGCGTACTCATCTAGTACAACATAAGCAAGACCAACACCACGTAAGGTATCAGGTCTATCAGATCCTTTCAAATAGATCTTCCGCCCATTTACAAGAGTTAATACAGCAGTATTCTCATGAGCAGCAACAATCAGATCTTCACCTAACTCTTTAAGCATAGACCACATGATGTCTTTAGCTTGTTGAAACGTAGGACCAATATAAAACACATCCTTTGAATCAGACTGAAGAGCTTTAATTAACAAGATCCAAGCAGCAAGTCGAGACTTACCGAATCTACGTCCAGCAGCCACAACCTTGAATCTAGCTTCTGAGTGAAAGATCTCTAATTGTGCAGGGTGTAAATCAACATTAAGTTCGGGCATTCTTATCCTTCTTCAGTTTCTCTTTAATCTTGGCAAGCGCCTTTTTAAATCTAGCTTGTCTAGTCCAGTAATCTTCAGGAAGCTCAGGTAACTGACTCACTTAACATCCTTAAAGTCTTTTTTTCTTGACCAACTCTTAAACACCGCTTTTTTTGCAAAGTCAGACTTGGCTTTTTTTATAGACAAAGGCTCTGGAGTCCAGATATAAGCAAGAACATCACCCTTTCTAATGTCAATATTTAAAACATCATTAAATAAACTTGTATCAACAAAGGTGTTAATTATCAAAGGCTGTGATTTTGTGTAATCACCATCAACAAATCCATTAACCACACTATATTCAATCTTATTGTGAAAGGTAGGCTGTAAAAACAAGTAGGGCGTACCATTAGTTCTAATATGAG